CTTTGATGGTATAGTTGACCACAAGAATAAAAATAAAGCAGCAGGGAGCGTTTTAGCGGCTATTAACATTTTTTAACCGGAATGTGAATCACTTTTAACATAAAATATTTGTGTATTTCAAATAAAATGCGTACCTTTGCATTGTGATTAAGAGATAAACATCACAAGGGCAAGGGTGGCACTTTGAAGTATAGTCTCCAACACATATTGTACGGAAATGTTAATTTTATATAATTTTAGGCTAATTTTGTTTAATTTTAATTTAAACATTTTTTAAGGAAACATTAACACTTTTTAACTGGAAATATTTGCATATATCAATATTTTGTCGTACCTTTGCAAACGTAAACATTAAACATCAACAATTATGGCATTGACATTAGATTTTATCAGAGAGCAGTTCAACGTGATTAACAACAAGCATTTCGAAGGCAAGTTGCTTACCCCACGTTTTGAGATAACCCATGTTAAAAGTTATTTGGGACAATATCATTGGCAGTATAGTTACGATAGCCGTATCTTCATTGATAGTGTCATCCGTATCAGTGACATGTTTGACAGAAGTGATGCGGACATTACCAATACCATTGCACATGAAATGATTCATCTTTATATTAGACAGAATAAGATTAAAGACACAAGGCCACATCACGGCAGAGTGTTCAATACAATTGCAAACCGCTTGAACAGAGAGGGTGGATTTCACATTGCACGTACCGATAGCGTAGCAGGGTGTGGTTTGCGTGATAAGACCAAGGTTGGCAACCCATATTATATTGCATGTTTCAAAAGTGGCAATAGTGGAAAGTATTTTGTTTTCTCTATGAATATGAAATATGTTCAATATTATTTGGATAAGTTTGAATACTATCCGTCACACTATAAAGATGTAATTGTCTTTACGTCAACGGATGATAAGAAGTTTGCACATTTCCCAAAGTGCCATAAGGGAGTTAGAGGTTATTACGTCACTGAAGAGGAATACAAAGCATACAAGACAAATGAGAAAATACTATTTCAGTATCAGACATTGGGAATTAGGCACACCGCTGCCTAATTCTTAAATAAGTTTAAACGCTTGAAAATAATTGCCTAAAAACTTGCATATTTCAAAAATTATACGTACCTTTGCAGTGTCAAATTTAAAACATTGGAGTTATGAAGAAATATAGTTACTTTCATGTTGCAACACCCTATGTTGCTGAGAACTTTGGAAATTACCAAGATGCCTTGCGTTTCTATGGTAAGAGTGAAAAGCCTTCAACACTTTATGGTGTGAAAGAGGATGAAGGTTTTGGTGACGATTATGTTTGTATCAAAAGCAAATAACTATGGAAAAGAAATTGACACATAAGGTTGTTATTTCCCAAGGTGGTGTTAACGCAACGTTCCGTCTGTCAGACAAGGAAATGGATGGTTTGCGTGCGTCAAGTTGGGACAGAGGTAATAGTAAGCATATGGGAAATAGTTATAACTTTGCGATGTATGCTTTCTTTGAATATGAGACCACACGTTCAAAGTATGGTAGGTTTGCAAGTCTGTTTAACTATCATAAGGGGGATTTCTTTTGGTATGAGGAATAAGAAATACTTAATTGTTAAATAGTTTTAATTGACAGAAGAAAGTTGGGAAAACATTTGGTAATCTCAACTTTTTTTCGTACCTTTGTATCAGAAATAAGAAAGAAAGGCAAGGGTGACACTTTGAAGTATATTCTCCAACACGTTTAAAATAAAAATGTTAAAATTGTTTAATTTTTAACTTCTTTTAACAAAAATAATCACCAAAATATTTGGTCAATTCAGATTTTCTTTGTACCTTTGCAGTGTCAAATTAAAAATCAGATAAGAATATGAATATAGAATTTTACAAGGAAGATGTAAAAAGAATCTTCAAAGAGAATAACCTTACATATGAATGGTGGGTTAACTTTGATGGAACAATTGTTGTCAACGTCATTTGGGGTGATTGGAAACATGACCACGGATTTCTCAAACATGTCATGTGGGAGAATCACTACTTAGTTGTCAGTCAAGTCACAACGGAAGAGGATGGCAGTGATGCATTTTCAGCAGAATATGAGTTTAAGTATATTAAATTATAAACACAGATAAAGTATTATGACAAGAGATTTCATTTTAAGCAGAATGAGAACGGCAGTTAAGACCAATGGTGTAGGCGGCTATTATATCTTTTTTGAAGATGCCGTTGAGTTGACGAACGGAACAATTATCAATGAGGTGCGTTTGTCAAGACGCAGCGTTGAGTTTCTTGAAAAGGGAACAAACAGGGTTATTTCAACGTCAATGTTGAAGAAGAAAGACCTTTTGCTCATTTATGACAGAATTTAACAAAAGTGTTAAATCCATGTTAAAGTGCCCAAAAAAACTTGTATATGTCAAAATAAATACGTACCTTTGCATTGTCAAATTAAAACAATAAGCAGTATGAACAATAACATCAGAACAAACAAAACAAAGGAAGAGTTCGTCAAGGAAATGAATCAGCGTATCGAAATCCGTAAGACCATCATGGAGTTCGTGGATAACGTATATTTCCCAATGATGGCTACCAAGTTTGACGGAAAGGTTTACAATGCACGTTTCATCAATGCACTCAACGAGGAGGCAAAGAAAATCAGTGACCGCATGCACGTCAAGAGAGGTTATAGTAATGACGAGATTGAAATAGAGATGCGTTTGTCTCAATGGAATTACACTGACTATGAATCTATTTTGCTCAAATGCAAGACCAATGCAGAGGGTAGGATTGACTATACCGCAACCATCAATGACCACTATACGAAGGCATGGATTGAGAGTTTCAAGTCTTACATGGAAGAGTATCAGAAGTCTATTGACAACTATGACGAGTATATGAAGGTATTTGCCGAATTAGGGGATGCCTTGATGAAGTATAACAAGTTGCCACATTCATTCAGGGGACATCTTGATACAACGTGGATGAGGATTTATTAACAAATCCTCAACACTTTTTAACTAAAATAATTTGGTTATTTCAGATTTTTTTCGTACCTTTGCATTGTCAATAAGAGATAAAGGTAGGAATGAAATCCTAAAGTATAATCTCCATCATATCCAAAAGAAAAATGTTAAAAAGTGTTTAAAATTAACATCTTTTAACGAAAAAATCCAGCCAAAAATTTGCATATATCAGAAATTATGCTTACCTTTGCAATATCAAAATTAAAACAATATAGGAGGACAGATATATGGCAACAATAGCAATTCAGCACAGAGTAAAGAGAGTGAAGTCTTTCAAGGAGATTTCAATTCAATGTGAAAGGATATTCACTCTACATATCAGTAATGGATATGGTACAGAAAAAATGTATCATATGTGTGAAAGACTATATTTTAAGGTATTGCAGAAAAATGGCGGCTATTAACATCTTTTAACGTGAAAAATTTGGCCGTTTCGGAAAAAATGCTTACCTTTGCAACGTCAAATTAAAACAATAAGTCAAACAATTAAAAAATAGAACAACATGGAAAAGGCTATCAAAACAATGGTACAGAAAATCAGTGGTGCAATCATCAATGACACTCGCAACGTTTTTAGTGCCGAGGGTGATATGGTGCTTAAAATGGTGCTTGCAGCCTATAACGACTATCAAGAATCAGAGCGTGATGGTGTGGACTATATTTTCGATATTGAGAACACGAACGATTTGAAGTGCTGCATCGATGGCGGTATGACCGCAAAGGAGATTGGCGGTCTGTATTTGGGCAGTCACTCACAACACCTACGCTATTTCTATTTCGGCTGCAACCATCCGACACCAAAGCCTATCGCAAATTGGGAGACACTGCGGCAGCAACTTGTCTCATGGTTGCCTGATTTAATTCCCAACGTGCTTGCCTATCCGTTTGCCTATGAGAGTTACAAACAACTCTATGTAAGGTATGTTACGGACGTTATTATCGGCTACGATAACTCTTCTATCAGCCTTTCAGATTTGGATGCGCTTGCAGCCTTGAAACGCAAATTAGAGCAAGGGGAGTAACATCATTTGTTTCTTTTAGTCATGTGCTTGCATTATCTGTGAAGATAGTGCAAGTTTTTTTTTTAACATTTCCATTAACATCTTTTAACATAAAATATTTGGCCATTTCGGAAAAAATGCGTACCTTTGTATCAGAAATAAGAAAGGTAGGTGTGACAACCTAAAGTATAATTTCCGTCACGTCCTTATGGAAAATGTTAAATAGGGTTAATTTTTAACAAAATTTTAACATTTTCATTTAACACTTTTTAACTGGATTTATTTGCATAATTCAAATTTTCTTTGTACCTTTGCATTGTCAAATTAAAAGTTTAACCCTTTAATAATATATAAGGATATGGCACAGAGTAAGAAACGTCCACAATACGTGGTTGAGTTGGTAAACAAGACAAATGAATACCTTCGTTTTAGAAAGGTTACAGATACATCTGACACGCTTTTCGTGTTTATGTGTGACTATCTTCTCAAAAAGAACATGTACAAAGGCTACAATTTCTTTAAGGAAGTCTATAACACGTACCTACAGAAGAACGTGCCAACGGAGGCAGGCTCATATAAGGAAGGCGAGTTCGATTACCTTCAGATTTATTAACAAATCCTTTAACATCTTTTAACTGGATTTATTTGGTAGTTTAAGAAATTATTCGTACCTTTGCAACGTCAAATTAAAACATTAACATTTAAAACATCGACAATTATGGCAACTTGCAATTTTTGGTTAAAGAACGCACGGAGTTATTACGCTTTCAACGACACCTACAACACCATCAATGACGAGGGTGAGGAGGTTGAAGTTACACGTGACGAATGTGAGTGGGATGACTTGTTGGATTGTATCTGTTATCGTGGTGAGGAAGGAAAATTCTTCACATGCCCTTCCACTGAAACATACAACAGACGTATGGACGCACGTAACATCTGTAAGACAAATACAGATTGGCAGACTTTTGGCAACGGCAATGCGTGGACAACAGAGACCAACGTGGAGAGCGTGATTGTCATCCGTAGCGGTTACTATGCAGGTGCGGTGCTTGACTATGACGTGAAGGTTGAGACATCACAAGGTGATACTCTTCATCTGTCTGACTATGACAACGTGGACGATATGATTGATGACTATATGGACATCTTGAAGGATATCGTGGAGTGGAGAGGTGAGGAACACAAGTGGAATGTGGGAACGTTTGAGATACAGAAGAAGAACATCCGCAAGTGGATTGATAAGCGTATCAGCACACACATCGAGAACTGCGAGAAATTCTGTAAGGAGAATTGTGAAATGGAACTCTGTGTGAGTGCAAGATTCTCAAATGGTGAGACGTGGTACAGCAAGGTAGGTTAACCCCTACCTTATGTACTTGCGGAGCAAGCATTTGCCAAAGCAAATGTACTCAAATGAGTAACACATATTAACATATCCGTTAACATCTTTTAACTGGATTTATTTGCATAATTCAAATAAAAGTATTACCTTTGCATTGTCAAATTAAAAATAAAATAAGAATATGGAAAGAATTGAGATTAGCAAATACAACAAGCAGTTCGGTGCTTACTTGGTGATTAACACATCAGAGTGTGAATCTTGGGCAGTGGATGGTGAGAAACCACTTATTCATTCAGTTACAAGCGCAGAGGATTTTATGAACTTGGGTCTTGAAGTTGCAACGGATGGCAGACCTTTCACAGACCTTAAAATCGGTGAGAAGGTGAGCGACCTTGAGTTTGGCGGTGACTATGAGGGTGTATATGTAATGAGAGTTGGTTAAATATAAATTAACATTTCATTTAACACTTTTTAACTGGAAAAATTTGCATAATTCAAATAAAATGCGTACCTTTGCAGTGTAAAAATTAAGAAACAACATTATTAACAATTTAAACAAATAGGAGAAACAAGTTATGGCAAAGAACATGATTGAGAGTGCAATTCGCAACGTGGCAAACAACAAGTTGGCAGGTAAGTATAACCTTGCGCAGTACAAGGAGGGTGGCTCACGTTTTGAGGAAAAGAAGAAGGCAATGCTTCACAAGCAGATTTGCGAGGAAATTGTGGCTTTTGCTGACAACCACAAGGATATTCCTTTCTATTTCATCCTTTCTGTCGGTGTGTCAAAGGGTGCGTATAAGATGAGTGAGTTTGAGAAAGGCTACAAGCGTTTCAATGCTGACGAGGTTGAGATGGTGGCAAAGATGGGACGTGCCTATTACGACTACAACGAGCAGTACAAGAACAAGATGAGTGACGTGGCTATCCGTCTGATTATGCGCTACTATGAGCGTGTGAGCCATGACTATGACAAGTTTATTCTCGACCTTAACAACTCAAAGGTGTTGGGCAAGAACCTTGGTAGCCGTGACATGAAGTATGAGGATTTGTGCAAGAATCTCAACATTCCTATCAAGGAAAAGAGCGAACTTGTAAACGTGGCAGCATAACGACATTTTTGGGGGTGGCATGTTGAATTGTCATCCCCATTTATATTGCAATAATAAAAATTAAATAACATTTCATATGGTAACATTTATTCTTATATTCTATTACATTTTCAGTCTGTTTTTTGTCTTTGGCTACAACCATGATAAACTCACAGAGAGAGCGACATTTGTGATTGTTCCTCTATTCTGTTGGCTTATATTCCCTGTCTGTTTGGGATTGAACTTGAAGAATTTCAATACAAAGATAACTCAAGAAAATGACTATTAGTTAACATTTTTTAACTGGAAATATTTGCATAATTCAAATAAAAGTATTACCTTTGCATTGTCAAATTAAAAATAAAATAAGAATATGGAAAGAAGTAAGATTAACTACAAAGGGATTGATTATCCTACAATTGAAATTGCTCTTTCAAAGGTGAGCGATATTGAGAGTGACGAGATAGTCACCATTGCTGACTACGAACTTTGGGCGGCAATTGAGGAAGATTTTGAAAAAGGAGTTAAAGACGCAGTTTGGCTTGACGATGATATATATTTCTATTGTGATAGCGGCTTTATCGCAAGCAACCCTACGGAGAGTGAAGTAATTGAATATATGAACACATATTGCTAATTTATCATGAAGTACGAAGTATTTGAAGAGAAGTTCAAGGAACTTTCAATTGGTGAGAGACTTTCAATTTTCAATACCTATTGTATTGAGCATGGAGACCCTGACAACGAAATTCATTCGTTTGACGAAGAGTTTTTCAATACCTATTTCAGCGACCCTATGGAGGCTGCACGTGCCGCATTCTTCGGCAAAATTGAATCATGGAACGATGAGTATATCAAATTCAACGCTTACGGCAATTTGGAGAGCATGAGCGAATATGAAGTATTGGGGGAGATAGACTACTACCTTGAAGAGATATTCGACAACCCCGATACGTGGCGAGACTATATAGATGATGACGAGGAAGACAATGAAGAAGAGGATGAATAAAAATCCTCTTCTTTTTTATATTAATTAACACAGAATACTTGCATATTCCAAAAATTATGCTTACCTTTGCAACGTCAAATTAAAAAACAATTAAGAATATGGAAACAATGAAATTCAACGTCAACGGAAGAGAAAAGGCAATTTATGAACTCTCTAACAAAGAACTTGTAGAACTCATTAAGAGTGTTACAACCACGGAAGAGCAACGCAGATTTCTCACACAGAAAATGCTTGAAAGGTTTGAATACGACCTTTGCCCACATGATGGCGGTGAGACAGAGGAAGATGTGTTTGTCCGTTTCTTCTCTGATTTTGTAAACGGAAAATGCCACGACAAGCACAAGGTGGCACAAGGTATGGCAAGAGACCACAGATACCTTCAGCAAGAAATGTTCAAGGTTTGTATGGAATATATCAAAATACTCGCAGAGAACGCAAATAAAGGCTATTACGACCCACGTAACGAATGGGCTTGCAAGACATCAAAGATAATGATAGACCACTTGAAGGAAATTGATTATTGGATTTAATGCACAATATGATGGGTGGAAGAAAAACAAAGAATCTTCCATCCATTAATATCTTTTAACATAAAAAACTTGCATATTCCAAAATAATTTCGTACCTTTGCATTGTCAATAAATGATAAGGGCAAGGGTGACACTTTGAAGTATAGTCTCCAACGCAGCCTCAACGAAAATGTTAATTTTATATAATTTTAACATATGGTTTTTAACAATTCAATTAACATCGTTTAACATAAAATGTTTGGCAGTCTCATATATTTTATGTACTTTTGCATCGTCAAATTAAAAATAAAACAATATAATATGAACAAAAAAGACATCCTTAAAGAAAAGTTTGGAAAGCGTGAAGGCTTTGGTGTGTGTGGCTCTTCTTTGAAGTATATTACCCAAAGTGTTGCGGAACTCTATGGAAGCAAGCACGTACAGATTAACGTGCCTTATAGCAATTTTAATTGCAAAGGAACGGCTAACAGAATTGCAAAGGAAGTAAGCGGACTTACACCATTTTCCAAAGTTACTATTGAGAAAGAGTCTGTGACAACGCTTTTCTATGGCGATAAATTAGTGAACAGAGGTGGCTATTATCTCCCATTTCAAAGTGATTGTGACGTGTTTTTCATTGAGAATGTGAGAACACAGAACAAAGTGCTTGTGATTGACTTGATAAAAGCACCATGTTGGAGAGAATATCTTTAAATATAAATTCATATAATAATAAGTAACAAAAAACATTATGAATATAAGAATCTTATACGACCCCGAATCAGTCTATGCAGAAAATCAAATAATGAGTGCAAAAGAACTCATTAATGACTTTATTGAAGGACTGAATGAGAACGAAGAAAACGACAAAGACACTATCGAATGGCTCAATAAAGTAAGCGAAAAATCAGCCATTGAACTAATAGCATCCCTTTGGGATTTGTCTGTTGAAATATGGCATGGCAGATACAATAAGGGTGAGGAAATAAATTCTCATGCCCATTAGCATATTTTAACACAAAATATTTGGTTATATCAATTATTCTTTGTACCTTTGCAACGTCAAACAATTAAAAATCAATCAAGAATATGGAAAGTTACATGACTGAAAAAACAACCATTGACGGACACGTCATCGAGGGAATTGAAATGCTTGATAACGACACTTGTTGTCTCTATTTTGAGGACGAAACGGAAGGTGACAACATCATCACGACAATCGTGGAATATTGGGCAGACGAGGATAGTTGGCACTTTTTAGACAATATCTTCGATTTGGACGGAATGTTCTTAGACCATTGCGATACAGAACGTCTCACAGAAAACGGAAAAACAAAGGTAATGGAATATATGAAAGGATGGATGGAAGATTTGAAGAAATAATAACAACAAAATTATAAAAGACTTTTATCCCCTGTAAAACCTTAATTATCAAGGAAATATAGGGGATTTTTTTAATTCTGCCCTTTTCACTTCCTCCTTCTTGTAAAATATTGATTATTAGCATTTTAACAAGACAAAAAACGAGGATGTACGTTCAATCCCCTGAAAACCCTTATAAACAAAGGATTTTTTAACATTTTGATTAATATCTTTTAACATAAAATATTTGGTGGTTTCAAATAAATTTCGTACCTTTGTAATGTAAAAAATAAGAGGTAGGAGTGAAATCCTAAAGTATATTCTCCAATACGTATTGTACAAAAATGTTAATTTTATATAATTTTAACATATGATTTTTAACATTTCAATTAACATTTTTTAATATAAAATATTTGCATATTTCAAATTTTCTTTGTACCTTTGCATTGTCAAGTTAAGGGAATAACTTGAAAGGTAAGAGTAAAATCTTAGAGTATAGTCTCCGTTACGTCCTTATGGAAAAGAAGATATTTTTCTTCAATCTGTTAACATCTTTTAACCAAAATAATTTGGTTATTCCAAACATTCTTTGTATCTTTGCACTATAAAAAGAAATATAAATCAATTAAAACAATTAACAAATGTTCACAATCTATTCAAAAAGTGTAGGCGGCAGAAAACATGACAGATATTTCAAATTATGGGAAAATGCCAAAAAAGAGTTGTTGACAGACCTAAAACGTATGACAGAACAATTAGGTTGGAAACAGACAAGCAAAACAGACGATTTCAACACTGACAAAGGTTTTTATGTGTTTCAGTACAATCTTATCACTAATGAGGGTGAAGAGGTTGTAATATCACTTATTCACGCATATTTTGAAGATTAACTTCTTTTAACCAAAATATTTTGGTTTATAAATTCATTATATATAATTTTGCATCAACAAACTTAAATTCATAATAACAAAATCATGGTAGTAACAGAAAACAAATTCAGCAAACTAAGTGAAATGTATGAAAATCTTATCAAACAATTTCTTATCCTACACAACGTTAAAGAAGTGATATGCACAGATACTAAGGAACATTTCTTTGACCGCATTGTAGTGGCTGAAAATGGCTCTATCAAGGTTTTTAGTCATGGTTTCACTACAACAACATGGGATAATCTGTATTTCGATTTTACTTGTGATTATGCCGTATGCCTTGCCAATATGGAAAAAGATATGTTTATGCAGCAAAGAAACGGAAAACATGAAAAATTCAATTTCATGTTCAACGAAGCAGCATAAACAATCAACCCCTACGGATGTTCTCACGGAGTGAGCATTTGCCAAAGCAAATGTACTTGCGGAGCAAGCATCCTACGGATGTACTCAAATGAGTAACGTAATAAATCCTTACAAATCGTACAAATAGAACATATGAAATAAATTTTCTCTATAGCATTTTTTAAAAGGTATTAACAAAAATTGTACAAATAGAACATTTTTTAACATAGGTTAAATACATAAAAAAAATATTCCCATAGGGATTTACATATATGGGATTGCTAATAAAAACGCAGCACATCTACAACATATAATACCACTTATGGGAATATTAAACATTTTTAACTTATATTAAATATATTAACATTTTCAAAAAGTTAAAAACAATACAGTTTTTAACATATTTTCACAAATGAGAATTTTAACAATCGTTAACTAAAATGTATAATTAACAATTTTTCACAAATGTTAATTGAAGTTAAATAACCTTAAAAATTGTTAAATGTCAAAAAATATTAATTAAAATTAAAAAATGTTAAAAAAGATGAACAGCACACAGTTTTTTTCCTATATTTTCCTTCTATTACTTTTTTCATTTTTGGAACTTTTTTCCTTATGTTTATATTTTACTATTGAACGTTTTTCAAACTATCTGTACTCATTTGAGTACATATATTTATAAACCTTTAGGTTTATAATATTTATTATTTTCATATTGTTTTATATAAATTTATGTTATCCTGATTAATGTTTTGTTTGAATAATATCGTTATAACTCTTTACACCTCATAATGTTATGTTTGACTGACTTTATATTAAATAATATATTTTCTATTATATATGTTTTAATATTATTTTATTTTTATGTTTTAATATTAATTAACTAAAAATATTTTGTAGTTTTGTATATTTGTATTACCTTTGCACCGTTGAAAGTTAGAAACAAAGTTATTAACAATTAAATTAATATTAGGAAATATGAGAAAACCAAAGGGATATTGGAACATTAAAGAAAATACATTTGCAGAAGCAAAGAAGTATCATACAAGAGATGAATTTAGAAAATATTGCAATGTTGTATATAATGTAGCAAGAAAAAACGGTTGGTTGGATGAAATGTACTGGTTTAGAAGACCAACCGTTCATAATAAGAAATGGTACAGAGAAACTGTTTTTGAAGAAGCAAGGAAATATAAGACGAAAAAGGAATTTCAAAAAGGTTGTATTAGTGCATATAGTGCTGCCATAAAGAATGGTTGGATTGTTGAAATGGATTGGTTTGTGGATGGTAGAGTTAAATTGTTTACGGACAAGATTGATTGTGTTTACAGATATTTCTTCAAGGAAACCAAATCTATCTATATTGGAAGAAGCATACAACCAAAAATGAGACATTGGCAACATCTGTTTAGAGAAAATGACACTTTATACAAATACGCCAAAGAGAATAGTCTTGAAGTTCCCCAAATGGAGATTATTGAAGATAATCTAACAATTGAGGAAGGTCAGAAGAGAGAAGACTATTGGATTGAATATTATAAGGAAATGGGTTATAAAGTTTTGAATGTTGCAAAAGCGGGTTCAATCGGTGCAATTTCCAATGGAAAATGGTCAAAAGAAAATGTATTTATTGAATCAAAAAAATATCGGACAAAATATGATTTTGAAAGAAGTTGTAATAGAGCATATACACTTGCATTGAAAAATGGTTGGTTGAAAGAAATGACTTGGCTTGCAGCAACACAGAAACCAAACGGATATTGGAATATCAAAAATAATGTGTTTGCAGAAGCAAGGAAATATACAACAAGAAAAAGTTTTCAAATAGGTTGCGGTAGTGCTTATCATTCTGCCAGAAAAAAAAGGTGGCTTGACGAAATGGACTGGTTGATTGTTGTAGAAAAACCAAAAGGCTATTGGAATATCAAAGATAATGTGTTTGCAGAAGCAAGGAAATACCAAAGAAAAGTTGATTTTCAAAGGGGTTGTAGTAGGGCATACCAAACAGCAAGGAAAAACAAATGGCTTGACGAATTATTTCCGAAGAAATGTGCTGCATAGGTTTTCTATTAATTAACATTATTTAACCCCAAACATTTGGTAGTCTCAAAAAATAGTATTACCTTTGTGGTCAGAAGTTTAACGTTTAAAATATTTGTGTATGAAGAAGCTATTACAAGTGTTTTTAGTTGGTATAATTAGTTTAATTATATTGTCTTGTTCTTCAAGTGTTGACACTGAGGAATTGGATGACTTGATTAGTCAGATTGATGACAAGAAAATAACCAAAGAGAGTTTTTACGGTAAGTGGTCATTGGTTGAATGTGAGTGGTATGAGATAGCGGAAAATGGTCAGAAAACCACTTATCACTTTACCGAAGCGGAGGGTATTATTATCTTTGAATTTACACCAAGTGAAATTGTATCTTATGAAGATAAAATAATGAGTGATACCAAAATAATTAATTGGAAATATGATGCAGATAGAAAGTTAATTATAGGTACGTTTTCAGAATATTACGATAATGAATGGATAACTTATGGTGTGGATGATGCCGATTACATAATAGTACATGAGATTAGCAAAACCACAATGTTTTTGGAAGAAATTAGTATGGATAATAGGTATCGTTGTAAGCGGACATTTAAAAAGTTTAACATTTAATATATTAGATAAGTTAGTTTATGGATACAAGAAGTAATGTATTGATTTGGTTTTGTTTATTTTTATTTTTTTATTTGTTTTTTTCCACTATGTCCAGTAATCGTCAATATGAGGATTTGCGTAAGCGTATTGATTCTGTGAGTGTGAAGTGTGACACCATATACAACGAGGTATATATGCAGAATGTTGCGTTATTTGATTAATTTTCATTTAGATTGTTTTTTCTTTTTCTTATGGAGAATAAAGGTGTTTTCAAGTATTTGGAGATTGACGAGGTGAGGAAGTTATCCTTGTTTGATTTTGTTTCCTATTGTGAGGGTGTGATGTCAGATATTTCTTCTTGTGGTGATGGTGAGTTATGCCGTGGCAAGGATGATTTTATTTCATTGAAGAGTATTGAGGATGTATATATATCATTTTGTCTGAAAAAGGTATATGAGGATAGTGGTTATAGTGTGATAGGTTTCAAGTTTGACTTTGATTTGTCTGTGAGTGATGCTGATTGGGTCAAGGATGTGAAGCGTGTCGGCAGAATTGTATTGGATAGTGACCGTACCGGTTATGTGATATATGATAAGGATGGTTTTCGTATTCCTTTCAGTTTTATTGATGTTGTCGGTGTGATATTGAAAGAGTTATTGTTGAAGGTTGGTGTTTTCTATGAGAACAAGTACAATGTGATAGAAAGTGATATTGATTAACATCATTTAACTGAAAATATTTGGTAATATCATTTTTTCTTTGTACCTTTGCGGTGTCAAATTAAAATTAATATTATTATGGAATACAAAGGATATAAAATCGGAAAACTATCTCGTTATCTTTATGGTGGCAGGGATGACCAATATTTTTGGAACGTGAATAAGGACAATAGGAATGTTTGTTTCACATCTTTGCGCAAGGCAAAACAATGGATAAATGAACAGATAAATAAAATCAATTAAGGATAGATATGGAAAATATGTATAGATTGCTTAGGTTTATATTTCTATTTGGTGTAGTTTTATTCATGTCTTGTGGCAAGTCTGACCGAATTGACCATGAGGATAATCGTTACATTTATGTCTGGCAATATGATGATGAGGATTCGGCATTAGTCAAGTTCAGTCAGCCTGTGTTTAGAGAGTTTAAGGTAATGGGTGGACATCATACCAAAGCACATCATATCAGAGTTGATTGGGATAACTCCGGTCATTATGATTGTCATTCCATTTCATCTGATTCCTATGTAAATGGTGGTGATAGGTGTTGGATTGTCGATAAAGCACAAAATGCCTATTATAATAAAAATCCGTTAACCGGAATATTCAAGGAAGAATTTTATCCGTATCACCGGTTTCATTTTATAAGATACAAATAGTGTGGGTGATGTTAAAAAAAAAATAAATTAACATAAAAATTTTTACTTAATTGGCGGCACATTATGAAAAAGATATCATTTAGGCAGGTTTTTTTCTATATTTTTATAACCATGTTAATTGGCTTATGTTATTATTTTTTGTTTAGGAATAATGCTGTTTTTCGTTATAAGAGTCAATTAGGAGTCCAGTGTTTGTTCGTTGATATAAGGTATCACGATGAATTTGTGAAAGAGATTTTAGGTCGGTATACTTACGATGACTTTTTTTTCTCGTTTAAGCCATTGGAAAGTAAGTACTGGTTTAGTGAAGAAGAGATTAATAAATACCAGTTATACTTAGTTGATAAAGCGTGTGAATAAATAGTTAAAATAGTGTTAAAGTCCGTAAATTGTTTGGTGGTTTGCGGATTTTTTTGTACCTTTGCAGTGTAAAAATTAAAAATTAATTAAGAATAGATATGGAAAAGGTAATTGCTTATAAGGCTTCAAATGGTCGTTTGTTTGATACTGAAGAGAAGTGTCTTGCATATGAGAAGAAGATGTCTCAATATCCGAAAGTGAAAGAGAGCATTGATGTTGCAGCACCTTCTTATATGGTTGGTGGTCAGTACAAGGATATTGATATTGTCCGTCATACGATTGAGCGTTGGGAAAAACCTTCTTCAAGGAAGAGTGTTGAGAAGTATTTTATTGTTGGTGGGAAATATAAGTTTATTGATTTGTATAGAAAGCACGAAGCATCTGTTATGGATGGCGGTGTATCTCTTGATGGTAAACTATCAATGAATTGGTATTTGGGTTTCCGTCACTTTGCGGAGCAGGTTCTTCTTGGCAATGAACTGACTGACGAGTTTGTTGAGAGCGAGATTGAGAAGATAAATGAGGTAAATGTGTCTAAGAATGGTGTTGATGTTGCAAGGCTTGTTGTAAACATTGTTGAGCCAAACAAGAAGTGGGAGATTGATAATCCGGCTTGGGTAGGAGGTGCGGTTTCTCCATATACTTTTACGATGGAAAAGTTAGATTGATTTATATGAAAGCCAATAGTGATAGCATAAGGAAGCATTTCACGTCCTATATGGTGGATGGAAAGGTTTTTATCAAGGAGAAAATTGGTTATTCCACTGACAAGGAAGCCATTGAGAGGGCAAGGGTTATGAATTGCCGTGAGCATACGATACACAAGTTAGTTGCCTATAAATGTCCTATTTGTCAGAAGTGGCATGTTGGCAGAAGTAGGAAAGTTCTTACTGAAAAAGAGAGGGAGCATTATATGAAAGTTGGTTTTATTAATATCATTTAACATAAAATATTTGGCCGTTTCAATTATTCTTTGTATCTTTGCAGTGTAAAAATAAAACAATAAGTCAAACAATTAAAAATCAATTAAGACAGATATGAAGATAGTTTTAAGTAATGAGGAAAAAGATATTTTAAGTGACACTTGTGTATATTTGAAGTATTATGAGGATAGTATTGTCAGGAACAATGACAAGTCTATGCTTCCGTTTTGTGCTGATATTGCCTTAAAGCGTTTATTTTTGGTTGATAAGTGTCCATTTCCTTTTGGTACAGACTATCGTGATGATATTCTTTCCGATATTGAGGAACATGTATTGAAAGGCCGTTGTACTGATAACACCAAGGCGAAGTATGAACTTTATATTAAGCCGTATTTGGATAAAAAGAGAACAGAAAATAATTAAAAAAAAAATCAATTAAGAATATGGAAGATTGCAAGTATTTGAATGACAAGTATGCGATTAACAAGTGGATATTCTTCACTTTTAACTATCCTTATGATTTCATTGAGCGTTGTTGGTCTGATGCGCCCATGATGGCTTCACATATTCGTGAGAAGTTCAGTTCATATGGTGGTGATATGAATCGTCTGTATTGCGAGTTGGATAAGGCTAATAGCGAAAAGTTATTGGAGTGGGTATTGGATAACTATAATAGTGAGCGCAAGTTATATGGTGGTTTAGGTTAAAATTTTCATAAATAAAATTTCTGGAATATGTTTGAAAGGATATTTACGTTTCTTATATATACTTGTTTTGCCTTTATATTGATTACGTCAATGGAGGATTTGGGCAAGATAATTGGTTTTGAACAGATGGAGGATTTGGGTGTTGCAATTATATTTGGTGCGGTGTATATGCACTTGATGATAATGGATAAGAAGAAAAAGGACAAGGAAGAAGAAAAAGATGTGGTTGATTAATATTAATTAACTGAAAATATTTGGTTATTATGGGAGATATTTCTGCAAACGTTATTGTCGGCAATTATGTGACAGAGTTGCATAGAGTGCTGAATAGTTGTTCATTAAGCAAAAAAGAGCGCAACAAGGAGATTTGTAGGATTGCCAGAGAAATATATCATTTTGGGTATACCAGGGGATATATGGATAGTGGAAAGGATGAACAAGGTTTTTAAGTATTTAATGAAATAATATGAGGTTAGTTAACATTAATTAACCTCATTTTTTTGGTTATTCCAAAAATTCTTTGTACCTTTGCAAAAGAAATAAGAAACAGAGTTTATTAACAATTAAAATCAATATAGATTATGAAGATTCTATTGGAAACAAAGAACAGAAATGAGGTTGTGAATTGGATGGTTTCAATCCTTACTGACAGATATGAATATTACACATCATTGTTTAAGTGTAGTAATAAGGAAATGAGGGATTTCCTTAATGATTGTATCAAGGAAACATTATGCGACCATTCTGTTCATTTGGGAAGCGGTTTTGTCGAGAACATAGGCAACATACTCTGCAATTATATTTTCTGTATCAATTGTGGAGAGGGTGAAGAAGAAGGTACATATAAAATCATTTATGATGGGTATGGCAATGCCAAAGATTATTTTGTTGATGGATGGCTTGATTGGTCATTGTGGGATGATTATGATGTATGTTTAAAAGAAACTTGTGATATTTTCGCTTGTAATGTTTGAGCGTTTAACATTATTTAACGCTGAAAATTTGGTAGTTTCAGATATTATTTGTAATTTTGCACTTAGAAAAATAAAACAATAAGTCAAACATTTAAAAAGAAAAGAAATGGATAATAACGCATACATTGGTTTTGAAGTTGCAAAACTTATGAAAGAAAATGGTTTTAATGAGAAATGTGAATATTGCTATGCTTATTTTGATGATAATGATGTTAGGGTTTTTGAATTAAATCCAAACAAAAAAGCACAAAATTTAGCAGAAAATCGTTATCCGTGTGTAACTCAACAATCCGCAATGGCATGCTTGAGAAAGAACGATATTTTCATTGATATTGACACTATCATTACAACGGATAAAAAGGTATATTTTTCTGCAAGTGTCGGTACTATTGAAGATGGATGGAAAACTATTGCAGAATGGGTAGAAACTTATGAAGCAGCTGTTGAAATGGCATTGAAACATTGTTACAAATATGAGTGTGGGATGTTACAAAAAAGTTATCCCATTTAACATTGTTTAATGCTGAAAATTTGGTAGTTTCAAATATTCTTCATACCTTTGCATCGTTGAAATTAAGAAACAGAGTTATTAACAATTAAAAATAAGATAAGGGATATGGAAAAAGAGATTTATAATTGGAATCCCTTCATAAAGGGTTATATTTCAAAGGAAGATTGCGCCAAGAAATTGCGTTATGAATATTATGAGTATGTGTTTGAAGCAAGTACGATTGACTTGCGTGACAGACTTATTACCATAACATTTAACAAGAATTTATTTGGGCATGAAGCACCTAAACTTAGTTCATATACACTTGCATTGGGTGTTTTTATGGCCGAATACGAAAGATATATACGTCAGCATTTAAATGGTTTCTGTGGTTGGGATTGCATAAAGTTTCAGTTTTTTGGTTTTGGTTATATAAGATTAGACTAATATGGAAAGTGTCAAAAACAAATTGATTTCAAGAATCGAAGAGATTTCAAAAAGGTATGAATACTATGGTTTTTGGAAATTAGGTACTGCTTATGTTAATGGTGTATCCAGAGATGACAATCCGTATCTGTATTTTCCTACAGAGGAATATGCCCATAAAGCCTTAATGGAAGAGTTTGATAAGTTGACTGAAGAGGATTTCAAGCCTATTGAGGGTATTAACGGATTTTTATATTTCAAAGATGGTGAAAGACTTGATATTCCATTTGAGGTTTTCAAACAGAAACCAGAAATACACATTGAAGTTCCATATGATAGTGATGAGCCATGTGGTGTTTCAGTATCTTATAAAAGACCGGAAAATGAGACAGAGATTTATGGTCGTTTGTTAGCTAAGATTATACATAATGCACGTCAGAAATACATTAAAAGTTTGGATTTATAAATAATTTATAACTAAAAAAGATATAATTATGGTAGAAATTTATTGGTTGCAACGTTTAGGGAACATTGGTTTTTGTTTCAATGTTGGTTTTTGGATTTGTATCGTTATTGCGATTGTAATTGCGTTTTGGTGTTTTTTTGATGATTTTGAAACATTTCGTGATAAACATTTAATTCGTTGGGTTAAAAAATTTGCAATGGTTTTTGCTTTTTTTACTATTGGCTCAATCATTATTCCAACGCAGCATGACCTTATGGTGATATATGGTCTTGGTGGCACTATTGATTATATTAAAAGCAATGACAAGGCAAAGGAGTTGCCAGACAAGGTAGTAAATGCTTTGACACGATACATTGATTATGTTGAGAAAGAAAAAACTAATTAAACGTTTAGATTTGGTTTAAGATGGAAGATTTTGATAAAATAAGAACAATTGGCCGTTGTGTTTATGTAAACAATCTTATTGATGCGGCAAAGGCAATGTTAGACGAATGCCGTTTTGGTAGAGATGGAAAGATGATTGTCAGTGAGGAAACTGATAGAATACTTAAACTTGAATTGGAATTGAAAGAAATCAAGAAAAAGGTTGAAAACTTAATTAAAACAATATAAAGTATGAAGGGAAAATATTATGTAATTGCAAACAATGACAATACAGAGTTCATTGGTAGGGATGCAGCAAGTGGTGGTTATCCATATGTGACGGATATGTTCCAGTTTTGCCTTATCGGTGAGTATGATTATATCAAGAAATATTATAACGGACTGGAACCTTACATTGAGGATGCAAGTAATTTTTCAATCAAACGCATTGTTCTTGAAGATATTTCAACAGATTAACAATTATTAACTCGGAATATTTGCATATTTCGATTTTTTGTTATACCTTTGCAGTATCAAATTAAAAATCAGATAATATATGGACGAAAAAGAGAAAGATTTATGCTTGACATGTGAGCACTATTGGCAAGATTTCCCTATGCCGTTGGAGTGTGTTATTTCTCATTGTGACAAAGTTGATGAGAAATATGGATTTAAGGGTATGAATGAATATGTACCTTATCCGTGTTTAAAGTGTCCGTTTAATTGTTATTCACCTAAAAAATAGTCATATATGGAAAAAATTAAGGACTTTCACTTTTACAATTTGGTATTGGCTGCAAAGCATTGGTATATTCGTGGTGAGAATGAGAACATATATGATTTTGTTCTTCGTCTTGTGAAGTTGGAGGATAAATACATTGTGTTTGACCATAAAGACCATAAAGGGGAAGCGGGTAGATATTGTCTCATGTGTCTGGATGAGTTGGCGAAGTATTATCGTTCAAATGGTGTTACGAAGTGGTGGGATAACTATTGCACTATGAATAGTGAAATTGGAAAGTATGTTTATCTTTATGGTGCAGAGGGATATGAAGAAGCATTGATTATGTTTGTGTTCAACGTATTGATGATGTTGGATAAAAAGGACATTGATTTACCAAAACCGATTTATGGCAAGGGTTATCCACGTTTGAACAATTATAATGGGTTTACATATAAGCATATGCGTGATATGGCAGATAAAATTTTTGGAAAATAACAATTTGGAAAATTATGAATAGTGATGGTTTTATTTGTGGTTGTCTTGTTTATATTTGTATTATGCTAAGTTACTTTGGTATACTTTTGGAAAAAATCGTAACAAGACTGGAAAAGAAAAAGAAGAAATGAACAAGAAAAAATTTGAGACAAAGGAAGAATATATTAAATATTGCAAGGAATATGAAGTATTGAATATCCCTTCAAAATATGGCTCATTGAACACATATTTTTTATGTGGAATTGAAAGAAATACATATTTTGATGATGGCAGATACATTTCATATGAACCAAAATCTTATCCGTGCATTTTGGTATGGGCAGAAAATGACAATTCAATAGATGGTGTGTTTATTTATTCAAATGATTTTGTATAATAATGGATAGAGATAGTTTAAAGATAGAGTTTAGGGCAGTGCCATATGCAGAAGAATCACATGTGTTGGAATATCGTATTTCTCCGGAACAAGACCTAACATACTATAAGGAAAAACGTCTGTTTGGTATATTCAAGTATAGACGTAAGTGTAAGTATAATACAAGTTGGCGAGAAATTAGGGTTTTTGAATGTTGTCTGACTTCACATTATTATGATGTTAATCACTGGATTAGTTCTATGCCGATTTGGTGTAATAATCAGGATACTTTGGATTGGTTTAAGAGAACATTTCAAACACTTGGTGCATTTGAGAAATATCTTGTTGAAAGAGAGAAACCGGAACTTGAAAAGTATTGGAAAAAAAGAGAAAAATATCTTGAAGATAGGAAAAAGATATATTATTAACATCATTTAACTCGGAATATTTGCATATTCCGATTTTTTGTTATACCTTTGCAGTGTCAAAATAAAAATAAATTAAGAATTATGGATAAGGATATTAGAAAAATGACACTTGGTGAGATTGAGGATTTGATTCTTAAACAATATAGCAAAGTAAAAGAAGCACATTATTGGCTTTGGGATAAGAAAAATAATGTGTTGGATATGCTTTTGAAGTTGAATGAATGTGTCCTTAATCTTGAAAAAAATCAGAAGTTTATTACTGATGACGAATTTATTGATAATCTGATTAAAGATTTCCAGAAAGAACCGAAATTTTAAGAAATATGTTTTTAGTAAAGAATTACAAGACAAACAAGTATTACAAAACAAAGTATGACATTACCAATGACAAACTTTGTCAGTTGCATAGTCTGCCGTTCATCAAAAGTGGCATACTGACAGAAAATGAATGTGTTTCAGAACGGAAATGTTTGGACAGATTTCCGCAGATTGAGGTTGTTTGTCGGTTTGACGGACGTGTCCGTGATTGGAAACGTGATTGTGAGTGGTTTACATGGCTATGTGTCATTTAACATCATTTAACTGGGAATATTTGGTAGTTTCACATATTCTTTGTACCTTTGCGACAGAATTAGAAACATTAAATAATTAATCATTTGAGATATGGTACAAAAAGGTTTATATTGTGTTCAAGGCAGAATCATGTTTGCCAACAGAAATTATTTTGTTGCCGATAGTGCCACCGAAGCGGCTGCTATGTATAATGAACTGATTATATCAAGGAATAAGAGATTTAATGAGAACAACCCATTGTCTTCAGTAAAAGATGTTTCTTTCAAGATGAATGTTTACGTAAAATAAACAGATTAGCATCTTTTAACTTGAAAATTTTGGTTGTTTCAGATATTCTTTGTACCTTTGCGACAGAAATAAGAAACAGAGTTTATTAACGATTAAAAAATAACTGATATGACTGACAAGGAAATGGAATTTGCCAATATGGTAGAGATTGCCGACTATTATAACAATGCGGGTGTTATATATGGTTTTATTCAGAAAATAAACGAAATGATTGATAAGTTTGGTTTTAAGTCTGAAATGGTGAAGCCTATGGGCTTATGTGTTGGTAATTATTTCCGTTGTTATGTTGGTCAGCGTGGTCTTGCTGAAATTGAAGGGAAAAGTGATAGAGAATTAGTATATCCAAAACATTTTTAAATAATATAAGATATGGAAAATAAACTCCCTACGTCCTTGAAGTATGATTTGGAAGGTTATCGTGGTTTTGGTGTCACGGAGTTTCCTTTAATTTTCAATGAAGTTGATAACAAAGTAATCGGAAGTTATTGTAATGACAAGGCTGGATATGCTTTGGCAACAGAGATTGGCAACACAAAAGAAGAGGTTGTTGAGAAGTTATTCAAGACATTGAAAGCGGAAGGTTATCTGAAATAAAATAGGAATTATGAGTATATGAAAAAAACAAAAAGGGAATTAGTTGAGTTGTTTAACTCGCTTGACGATGATGTTGAGATTGAGTTTAATGTATTAGTATCAAGGCACTGGGAAAATGGAAAATTAAAGAAAATTGGAATCAGTTTTGTTTAACATCATTTAACTAAAATAATTTGGTAGTTTCAGATTTTCTTTGTACCTTTGCAACATCAAAAATAACAAATTAAAAATCAATTAAGAATATGGATAAGAACTTAGAGAGATTTATCGTTGTTGCGTGGTATGGTGGTATTCCTTACATGCTCCAAAATCGTAATGTGTTGAATTGGTATTTTGACAACAACCACATTAAGGTATATAAATCTAAGAAAACCGCTATTAAGGCTGCATGGAAGGTATCTGCAAAGTACAAGTCTCAATTCATCAGGGTTTATTCTATCACAGAAGGTGAGGGTGTTTGTGCTGATAATATCCGTAAGTGGGAAAACACGGAAGCGGAGAGAATTGTGTTTGAGTTGAAAAAAATTACAACAAATAAATAAGATAGCATATGTTTGGAAAGGGAAGTAAATATAGTTTTAATGGTGATGGCAATTTGGATTGCGAGTTTTTGACATCAACCTTTGAAGATGGTTATCCATATAGTGTTGGATTGGTAAATCATTTCAAAAAGGAGGTAAGTCCGTGTCATGGTTATCATTATCCAAACAGATGTGCTAAGAACCTTATGAATTATGCCTTAAAACTTGGCTACACCTATGTGGATAGTGAAATGCCGAAAAAAATAAACAAAACAAATAAATAAGACAGAAATTATGACACATCAAGAATTTGTAAATAAGATTGGCAGTGAAAGTGCAAAGAAGTTGTATGCCCTTTATGATTTTGCCGGAGAAAATGGATTGAAAGTAAAAGTCCGTACATATCCAAATGTTTGTGGTGATTTCTGCATTTTCATTTATGACAAGAAAGTAAAGTCATCATACATGGTTGGTTTTGATGGTGATTTTGATAGTGACAAGTTAACAATTGACTATTGCATTGAGCAGTCATTTGAGTGGATAAAAAAATATAGAAACATTTAAATTCACATAATATGAAATTTACAATTGGTATTCGTCCAACGATATTCACTGGATGGGGGACACTTAAAGATGCACAAGCACGTTTTAGAGATTCGATTAGGGGATGTTTTGTTTATTCGTCTGACTTTGGAGACGCATGGACTAACGACTTTTTGTCAAGAAACATTACGAAGGTGTATGGCTATAATATTGAGGTATTCAAACGTGGTAAACATCGCAAAAACAAACATTATGTAATTTATCGCTATGAGTTTCCGGTAGAGATTTTTAAATTGCTTAATGTTGAAATAAAGCAAGGGAGAAGAACATTCAAAATTGTGCCAAAACGATAAATTAACATTATTTAACTTGGAAAATTTGGTAGTATCAAAAATAATGCTTACCTTTGCATTATCAAAAATAAAAAATATTGTTTAACATTTAAAGTATAGGAGATTAAAAAATGGGTTTAGACATCTACGGCCACTTGGTTAAGAAAGTACGTTCTTCAAAGGAAGAGCCTTTAAAGACTATCAGTGAGTATAATACAATTGCTGATGAGCTGGCAAAGGCACGTTTTCATGAGTTTGCAGTTGTTTCTCTGAAGCGTCTGGAAGAGGTAAAGGATGATGTTAAGGCATATCGTGAGGTATATAGTGATGTGTTCTCACATATGGCTGATTTCACGAAGTATTCATTTACCTATGAAAAAATGTTAGAAGAGCCAAACGATGTTTCAGTTGTTAAAGATTTCTTCAATAAGTTTGAGAATAATATGTACTATGCAGAGAGTGATGTGTATTTCCGTAAGGTAAATTTTGTCTATAATTTCTTTTCCAATAAGTTGGAGGATGAGTGTTGTTTTGCTGATAAGTCAGATATTGAGGAACTAATTTCCAGATGCGACAAAGTGTTGTCAGACCATTCACTTGCGCAGGAACTATTGCCTACACGGAGTGGTTTCTTCTTCGGTAGCACTGACTATGATAATTGGTATTTTGGCGATGTTGAGGATTGCAAGCGGCAGATGGAGAAGTTGCTTTCAATGTATAACGAGGACACAGATGTCGTGTTTTTCATAATGAGTTGGTAATTCTGATTGATTTTAATTTGACTTTTGTTTGGGGGGTAACAGAAAAAAGTTACTCCCTTTTAACATTTATTAACACAGAAAATTTGCATAATTCAAATATTCTTTGTACCTTTGCATTGTCAGAAATTAAAAATCAATTAAGAATAGATATGGAAAATAGTTTTAGTACTACTTTAAAATGGATTTTGGTTTTTACCAATTTCTTTGTTATTATTCTTTCTCTTCAAACTCTTAATAATAAGATTGAAAGACTTGAAGAGAAATCAGACAAAGTTTCAATACAATGTGACTCTTTGCAGAATGATTTAATTAAGGCAATAAATATAAAATAGATTAACATGAGTTCAAGTTTGTTTTATGATTGTTATGCTTCTTATGAAACATATCCAGACACTGAATATGTTGAGGGTGACAAGAAGTTTGGTGAGATTGGGATTGGTGGTATTCTGTATTGTTTAGACAGATATGATACTTTATCTGAATTGAAAGTAACAAATCCATTTCACGTTGCAAAAGGCCGTTGTTACATTACTATCAAGGGTAGAGGTAAGAACATTGATTTTGGTGCTCATAACTGTGCCAATGTGTTGGAAGCAAGGAATAAATCATTAGTATTTTACAATAATAACATTATCGGCACTAATAAGGAAAGTGTAATAAAGACAAAGTGCAATAGCATTGAGAAAAAGATTGCAGAAGCAAAATCATTGTGTGAATTTTTGGAAAGGCAATTAAAGGATATCAAATCACTTTAAAGATAAATTAGAAAATATGGAATACGTTTACAATGATGGTGGTCGCAGTCAGTATTACAAGGCTGAAAGGGTTGGTGATTGTGTTTGCAGAGCGATTGCGATTGCAGCACAGAAAGACTACAAAGAGGTTTATAAGACGATTAAAGAGGTTACAAAGGAGAATCCTCGTAATGGTCTTAGTAAGAGAGCCACGAAGAAAATCTGTGAGCACTATGGTGGTGTATGGGTTGCCACAATGAAGATTGGCAGTGGTTGCAAAGTACATTTGGCAGATGGTGAGTTACCCAAAGGCAGATTGGTGTGTAATCTGTCCGGACACGTTACTTGTGTGGTGGATGGTGTTATTAACGATACCTATGATTGTTCAAGGGATGGTAAGCGTTGTGTGTATGGTTATTGGAAATTTTAAATAAAGACAATTATGACAAAGGGTGAAGTATTGGAAACACTGAAAGAAATGTTCATTGAGCGTTTTGGGGTTAACAAAGAAGTTGATTTGAAGAATCAGATACAGATTGATTATAGTTGGGATGTTGGTGGTACATATATTACAAAAGTACGTTTCAATGGCGAGAAATTTGAATATTACAGAGAATGTTGGTCATATGGTTGGGAAGACAAACAGAGTATTTTCAACAAATATGGAATCAGAGCATTATCCGATTGTTTGGGTGTGAAAGTTAGAACAAGAACAGAATATTTTATTGATTAGGAATTATGAAGTACAAGTTATTTAGAGCACTTATCAGCACGTATTATTTTGGTAACAGAAGTTATTATCTGTATGTTCTTGCAGATGATGAAGAAGAAGCATTGGAATATGTTTATAAACACGAATCTTACAGGAAGGATGAGGATGCGGAGATAGATGAGATTGTCCAGATTGCAGAAGAAACAAAGGGGGTGATTTAATATGAAGAACAAATTATTTAGGGTTATAACAGAGTTTTTTGAAGAGAATCTGCACACGCATACAGATTGGACTGGAACAAGGGTTGAAACACGTTTTGAATGTGAGAGCGTTGAAGAGTTCATAGATAAATTTATGAACCACATTAGGGAAAATGGTGTTGATTAACATCATTTAACTAAAAATATTTGGTAGTCTCGATTATTCTTTATAATTTTGCAGTCAGAAAGTTGAACAATTAAAAACAGATTAGGAATTATGGAGAAAATTAGTTTTGAAGAATTGTGCAAACTTGTGGCACACATTGATTATATTGATAGTAGCAGTTATCCGGTTTCCTTTGTTGTTGAGAATAAAGGGAAAATGCCAAGAATATTTGAATGTGGAATTGGTGAAGCAGACAATAACGTTTGGTTCTGCAAGGTTTTTGGTGGCGAAACTGAAGTGCAATATATGCTTTCTGCAAAAGATGGCATTGTTGATTTGCAAGACCCAGATAGTATGGTTTTTGACGAGATATGTGAAATGCTTAAAACCAAATGTAAGATTGGTGCAGAAAGTGAAATACTATTGAATGAGGATGTTAGTTTCGATAGTGAGGAACTTTATATAAATGAAGAACTATTCAGTGATGAGTTAAAAAAAGAATTTGAGGATATTAACATCATTTAACGCTGAAAATTTGCATAATTCAAAACTTTGTTGTACCTTTGCATCGTTGAAATTAAGGAACAAGTTATTAACAATTTAAAACAAGGAAGAATATGGAAGTAAAGATTTTTTCTGCAAGTGTAAATCCGTCTTATGACTACAATCTTGAACAGATTGGGAAGATGACATATGACGAAGCCGTGGAGTTCTTTAAAAACGATACAATTGGTGCTTGTGCATGTTATGAGAGTGTTGTTGACCAGAGCAAACCTAATGAGTTCAAATTTGCTTGTGATGGTGCTTTCTTTGGTGATGGCAGTGATTGTATGTTTGTGTGGGTTAAGGTGTTCTAAAATCATTTAAAGACAAAAATAATATGAGTTATTCAATCTTATATCGTTCAATGTTTGTCAAGATGTCTGACGGACGTTTTATTCCCATGATGGAAATGGGTGACAATAATGTGTGGGAGTGCAATTATGGTCGTGGACGTAACAGACGTGCAAGAAGTTGGTCTAATATCCGTTTGAATAAGAAACAGAAGTTTTTCACGGAGGAGGAGATTAGGAATTTTCTTGAAGGGTGGAATAATGAGTTTGAGGACAAACGTCAGAAAGATTTAAATAGTGATGATGAATGGGATAGAAAAAGGGCTGAAACGGCTAATTTCGGCTATTATGAAGCCATTTCTGTCTATGGTAAGGGTGGAACACATGGAACGAAGTTTAATGATGTTAAAAACATTGTTTTGGGTGGTATTAAGAATTGTATCTCATTGCAAGATGCGGTTGAGAAATGCAATCTGAAAATCACCTATTGGGAGAATGGTGTCCAGAGATTTGTCAAGGTTAAAACAGAGGAAGATTTGTTTAACTTTGACGGAGATAATGACTATTATTTTACCTATGATAGCAATAGTTCAACAGATTTCTGTTTTAAGTATAAGAAAGCGTTGAGCGGTTTTGAAAAGATTTCAAATAAGGGGCATAAATATCGTTTGAGTTGTTGTGACAATTTAGGACATACATTTTATGTTTGGATAAAGGGTGGAAATATTATTCTTATTGATGATATTGATAATGCAAGTGTGTTTGATAAGCAAATCAGCAATGGTCTGCAATTGCACACAATTATATTCAGATTATTTAGGGACATTAAATCAGTTCATTCTTTATATATTGACTAAATTTTAAAAATAAGATAATATGAAAATTAGCATAAAGAGTTTTTTTAACTCACACAGAAGTTTTTTCTTAAAGACAATTTTTGTCTGCATTTGTCTTTTGGTGACATATGTGACTGCCGCTTTTGCAATAAAGAATTATGAGGAAAAGAGACTAATGAATTATCCATTTGAGGTAATGAAGCATGAAGCGGAGTTATCTTACAATGAGTATAAGAGTGAGTTGGTAAAAGTTGTAAAGAATTATATTGATAGTGTTGCACCAACAAGTAATTTGAATGGTTATGCGATTGTGGATAAATGTGAGAAATATGATTTGGATATTAAGTTCGTATTGGCACAAGGACAGATAGAATCACATTTTGGCACAACCGGAATGGCAATTAAGACAAATAGTGTTTTCAATGTTGGTGCATATGATAAACTGACGATTGAAGAGATTAACGGAAAGTTCAAGTATAAGCATCCGGACTATTCTATTGAGCCTTACATGCAGTTGCTTTATAAAGACTATATCAGTGGCAATAAGACTGAATTAGACCTTATGGCAAAGTATGTGAATAAGCAAGGGCAGAGATATTCTTCAAATATGGGTTATGAACGTGATATGCTTGCTTTATATAGTAAGATAGATAAAACGACTAACATATCTGTTTTGCAAGGTGAAATGCGTAGATATAAAATAATTTGTGGGAAATGAAATATTGGGGTATTAGTTACGGAAAAATTATTGAGGGATTTAGTGTTTTTCCATCAGTCAGTGTGAGTTGGGCAACATTGAAAGTAAAAGATAAACTTCCAGTAAACTACAATCGTTATTACGATATTCAGTTTGCGTGGTTGTTTTGGTATGTTACATTTGGTCAGTTAAAAAATAAGTTAAAAGAGGAAGGTTATTATTGATTTATGAAAGCGGCAATTAGTTTTACCATTTACAAGGATTTCAATCAGTTCATTATAATGGATGGATATTATGCGGATTATACAAAAGCGTTGGAAGTATTAAATGCTATGGTCAAAGAATTGGTTGACAAGAAAGAGTTGGTTTTTCAATATGGCAAGAAAGCAGTTGACATTATTCTTCCTATTAGTTTGGATGAATGTGGAAATATTTTATCTAAGGAACATTATATGGGTGAATGTTGGAATGACATTGAGATATGGTGTGATATCCCAAATGTAGAACCGGAAAAGTTTGATAGTGACAAATTGTTAGTTAAGCGTTGTCCGTCAGATTTCAGTCCTGAAAAAATACTTTATTAGTCATTGACAATATAATGGGTAATTGGGTGTTCCAATTTGATTTCTTGGTGATTATCATCTACTAAATGATATAAATATGCATCATTTTCGTCTATGAGCCATACGACATTGCCAAATATCATATCATTATTTTTGGTTGCCCAGTGTCCATCTTCAATTACAAGTTTCATTTTGGTTTCAAAAGTTGTTTATGTTAAAGATAAATAGTTGTTTTAACATCATTTAACTCGGAATATTTGTATATTCCGATTTTTATTTGTACCTTTGCAGTATCAAAAATAGCAAAATAAAAAATCAATTAAGAATTATGAAAGTATATCAAGTATCAAAGAAAACGTTCTTTACGTCAAACGGAATCGACTATGCAGCAGCCGTTGACATGGAAAATGATGTCAAGATTTATACAACTTTTGAAAAGGCAGAAAAAGCGTTCAATGAATTTGTAGAATATGCTTCAAATGCTTTTATGGCAGAGCCAAAGGTTTTAAATCATTTTGGATTGGTTTATTGGTCAACCGAAATAAAAGGTTATGATAGACGTGTTATTGTTGAGTTTGTAATGAAGGAAATTTATTAATGAAAATTAGAGGTATGGATTTATATGATTTAAAGTCACATCATCATATTTTATCTGGTTTAGAATGCTCTGCAATTTTTGATGATGATGGAAGCGTTGATTACAAAGAGTTTATCAAGCAGTTTGAAAGGTATCAAATGAATAGTGATTTTCTCAATAACTATTATAGTTTCCAAATAATAAAGAAAGGTATTGGGAAATATGCAAATGGTAACTTTTGGGAAGAATTTTATTCTCATTAACATCTTTTAACTCGGAATATTTGCATATTCCGATTTTTTTGTTTACCTTTGCAGTGTCAAATTAAAACAATAAGCATTATGATAGAATTAGAAAGAAGAATTTACGTAAGTGAGGAAATCGTCAATAACGAATATTCCTATTACTATGGTGAGAATAAGGATAAGGAAGTTACCTTTGCCTATTACCACGTCAAGAAAGATAGAGAGACACCAATAGGGTTTAAGAATTATTCAGAAGCACTTGCTTTTGCAAGGTACAGAGCAAACGACAAGAGATATAGGAATTACGAATTTCTTATCTATTAACTTTTTTTAACTAAAAATATTTGGTAGTTTCGGAAAAAATATATATCTTTGCAGTGTCAAATTAAAAATCATTTAAGAATATGGAAAATTACAAGAACATTTCAGTGAATAGTAATATTGAGGATGTTGAACGTTTGGACGGGGCACTTTACAAATATCTATATGATAGAATTTGGTCTGATGCTGAACTTTTGGATGGTTTTCATGAGGATGAAATCAATGATATTATTGTTAAGACGATGGATAAGTTTGGTGCAGAGATTAACCATTTTGTTGCGGTTGCATTGGAAAAGGTTGCTAACGAAAAACTGAATGAAAATGAACAAAATTGAGACACTTAGGAAGTACGTTGAGGTGGGTGACAATACATATTCACCAAAGATTTATTTAACCGCATGGGGACGATGGGCAATTAAGTATCAAGATGTTGTGTCTGTTGGTGGTGACAATATATTGTGCAGTGTGGTTGTTGAGGAAGATAATGAGCCAACAGAAATCAACGATACATATGACAGAATTGGAAATGCAAGGTCACTGGATGAAGCAGTTGATATGATTGAGAGATATCTGAATAATGCTTTAAGAATTAAATAAGAAAACTATGGTAACAATGGAAATGGTGTTGGTTTTTATATATTTGTTTATTGGTGTTGTTTATGTGGTATGTTCTAAACGCACAAAAGTTTCTGTTGATAAAGAAACAGAGAAGCCAATGCTTATGTTATATATGTTGTTTATAGTGTATTTTTGGCCGGTTTTTGTTACGCTTGATATTTTTAAAAAATAAATAAAGAAATTATGAAAGAAGGTTGTTTAAATTTTATGCTATATACAATTTTAGGATTGTTGTTTAGTATTGCTTGGGGTTGCTTATTGGCATTTTTCGGACAATATCTATGGAACTATGCGGTTGTATCAGTGTTCGGTTTGCCGGAAATTACTTATTGGAAGATGTTTGCTTTGATGGTTCTTGTGCGTTTAATAGTGCCTGCACCAATTAAATTTGATAAAAAAGTCTAAAATGGAGTATATTGTTTTTTTGCATTATTTTTTGGTAAATCTGTTTTATTTAGAGATTTTACCTGTTATGATTCTTTTAAAAAAGAATGGCTATGAATATTATAGTTGTGTATATCATGATATTCATCAAAACAATGGTATATGGGTTGCAATGTATTCAAAATTGATAAAGAGGGAAACAGATACAGAAATACTTATTGAGGTTAAAAGTAAATACAGATATATTCTTTTTTTGAAAATGGTGTTTGCCTTATGGAAGATAAGGGATAATATCAAAATAACAATTGACAATTATTAAACATTTTATTGTCAACCACCCACGAACTAAAGATTCGTGGGCTTGCAGAAAACCTTAGTGGGTTTTGAGCGATTGGGCAGTTGACGGTGCCCTGCCAACCAAGGCAACAAGTCTTCCGTCAATCGGAAGAGGTGTCGAGGTCGGGTGGTCTGCACGAAGTGCAATATTCACTGACGCATTCCAATCAGCGTCAAATACGATACCGTCATTGCAGTAGTACCTGCATCCTTTGCGGGTGCCGCTTTTACTACCACTACGGCAGTCGTTCTGACTAGTATTGACTGGAGAAACCGATACCACTTGCTTGCCTACAAGTGTTGCCTTATAAGTCAGTATGTGTTTGAACATATAGAACGGAACTTGAGAAAGGGCATTGTTATGTCTCTTACGCTTAAAACCGTTCTTACTCTTGGAGGTCTTGACCTTTATCTTGGACAAATCCTCCATAATAATATAACCACAGTCCGTGGACTGCAACAAGGAGTTAACCGCCTTGTAACACTCGTTCTTTGAAATATTGTGCTCCTTTCTCGAAAGCTGCTTTAGGTGAGACTTTGCGCTATTGGTGTTCTTGCTCTGCAAGCACCTCTTGAGATAACGCAGTTTCCTCCTTTGTGCAAGGTACTCCTTGTCTTGGAAGTACTTGCCTTCAGAGGTAACGAAGAACCTCTTCATACCGAGGTCAACACCTATGGAACGGTCATTCTGAACCATTATCCCTTGTACCTCGAACGGTATGGAGAGCCACAAGGACGAGTCCTTGTAGAAAATCGTTGGGTCTTTTGCAACTGACGTTGCAAACATCTCTGCGATTTTTGGATATGGTTTGAACGTGAAGCGTTCACGGCAGTTTGATTTTCCGCTTGTGAGGGATATTCCTTCAGCGGTGAAGTTTGAGTAAAGTCTCTTGTCGAGAGTGAGAGATAGTGACCTCTTGTGAGGTACAGAGCCTTTGTGCTTGTTGGCCTTTTTTGACTTAAAGGCTTGCAACACTTCTTTCTGCACTCGTATGACGGCTTGTGAAGGGAGTGAAGGGAAATTATTTCTCAGCTTGTCATAACAAGCATTGTGAATGGCTGTTAAACCTATCTTCACCTTTTCGGTGGTGATGATGTCAGAACAGAGGTTATATGCGTCCCTTGTCTCACGCAGAAGCGTGAGCCAAAACGTTGTGAACCCTTGTTCTCCATCAATCCTTATGTTGTAGGTCTTTATTGTCATAGTTTCCCTTAGTGAAAGTATTTATATATAAATAGTATAAAAAGTTAAAAAATTACTTAATAATAAGAAAAAAAAAGGTATGAAAAATAAGATAGTTTCCGGAAACGGCAAAACTTATAGACGTTTAACAAAATCAAGTGCAAGAAAAGCATTTGAAAGTGGTAGTGAAATATATGTAATGAGTATTGACAGAGACCCTATCTCTTCTTTTTCAAGTCCGTACATTTACTATAATGGTTGCAAATCTTTGTGCGGTTGGTTTAATGGTAATACGGAGATAACTACATTTGACGAATTGTTAGAGGATTTTGCAGAATGGCTTGATACTGACGGATATGGTCATATTCCGCAAAGATATGATGCAAAACATTACAGATTTTCATATTGGATAAAAGAAAGTGATATTGATTAACTTCTTTTAACTGAAAATATTTGGTAGTTTCAAAACTTTGTTGTACCTTTGCATCGTTGAAATTAAGAAACAAAGTTATTAACAATTAAAATAAGAAAGTTATGAAAGTATCAATCGTTACAATTACAAGCAGCAATGACGGAAACGTTGAAGTTACAACAAAACCTTTTTTCACCTTTGAGAAGGCAGCAAAATATCTTTATAAGGAATACCTTGATATCAAAGATGAAAATGCAAAGGATGAGGAATTTCATATTGGTATTGATGAGGTGAACAACTTTACGGAAGATAGCACGGAGTATTTCTACATTGAGGATGATTGTGGTCTGTATTGGGTTAATGGTAGCATTTATACAATGGAAGTAGAATAAATAAATTTTGACAAACTATGGCAACAAGAAGTACAATTAGTTTAAAAGTTTCAGAGAGTGACAAGGGCAAAGTGTTTCATTTTGATGAGAATAAACTACCTTACAATTTGACTTGTGTAAACGAGTGTATTGACAAGGTGGGTGATGTTAAAATCGAAAAGGACTACCTTACAATCTATCACCATTGGGATGGTTATCCAGAGGGTGTTGGCGAGACATTGGTCAATAAGTTCAAGAACTACGATTCAATTTTGAATTTGTTGTGTGGTGGCGATGCTTCTACTATCAATGGTAAAAAAATTTGTCAGTATTGCGCTTGGAGAGGTGAAGAGTGGAATGATGATTATGGTGGTGTTCAGCCGAAACAGAGTGACACAGAGCCTTCAGTGACAGAGGAATATGCTTATTTGTTCAAGGATGGAAAATGGTTCTTCAAGGGTTATGAAATAGAGGAATGGACTGACTTGAAAGAGTATTTGGAAACACACACAGACGAAGAGTGACAAATGAATGGGGGTGACAAAAAAGTTATCCCCATTTAACATTGTTTAATTGAAAACATTTGGTGGTTTCAATTATTTGTTGTACCTTTGCAGCAGAAATAAAACAAAAGTCAAACAATTTAAAATCATTTTGGAATATGGAAAAGAATTACAAGATTGTCGGTAGAACAAATGGTTGGATTGCAAGCCGTGATATTCATTTCAACGGCAAGACAGAGATTACTATTGAAAGTAATCTGACGTTACGTGAAGCACAGAAGAAGTTGCTTGATTTTTTCAATGAGGATTATGATACCTATTATCAGAATTGGGGTTTGGTGCGTTGCAACCATCATGACGAGTCTTCAAGCCATCCGGACGGAACCCGTTCATATGAATATGATAGCCGTTATTATTCCATTGAGGAAGATGACGAAGAAAGATGGTATTGCAGCAGTTATGGGGTAATTAAAACCAATGGTTGTGAAATATATCCCGATTGTGATTACTTCATGGCAGATAGTGATGAGGATGCAATTGAGTTGGCAAAAAATAGGGCAAAAGAAGGTGTTGACTATACAGATGAGGGACATTTTGAGTTGGATTTGATTTCTGTTTGCCGTGTTGACCCAGAACGAGAATGGGATGAAGTAGAGACTATTTGGTATTGATAAACATCTTTTAACATAAAATATTTGGCCGTTTCAGAAAAAATACGTACCTTTGCAACAGATTTAAAAGACAATAGTATTAACAATTAAAAAAGTGTAAGTTATGACAATCAAAGAGAAACTTTACATGGAGTATGTAATTACAAAGAACAAGTTGAATGCACTGATTGGTGAAAACCTTATTGGTGGTGATAACATTGACGAGTTTTTTGAAAGCAGAACTTTCAAGAATGTAGCAAGCAGTTTCACTAAGGACGAACTGAAACGAAAGATTTATAATGTTGAGGTGTCTTATAACAATGCGTTTGAGAAAAAGCGCACAGAAGACTATTTCAACACAGAAGAGGGAAAGGCAGAGAAAGAGCGTTTAACCAAAGAATATGAAGCATTACAGAATACCCGTGTTGAAATGTTTAAAAATGCTAACAAGGAACTTGACATTTTCATTAAAGATTTTCTCGGCAAGGAATGGGGTGTCCGTTATGGAACATATTCTACGGAGATTGGTATTGTTAAAGATGTCAACGATGGTTTTGTCAATTTCGTTTTTGGGCATAGTTTCACCATCTATCATGACACTATGTTTGAAAAAAGATTTGAAATGAACTATGGTTGTTTAGGCTCATTTGAGTTGCTGAATGATGAGGTTCTTCGTCCAAAGTATCTCATGGGTATGGCTACGTTTGCAAATGATAAAGACAGACTTCTCAGATTGCGTTCGTATCTTAAATCAGTCGGGGAAGACATTAAGGGAGTGGAAGAAAGAATGGATAAGGTTTCAAACAGACTGAAACACCCATTTGATGATTAAATAACATAAAAATGGTAGTGTATTTTTTACACTACCATTATAAAAATACGGAGGAAAAAAATGGTTTCAAACTTGGATATATTTTTTAATTTTCTTGGCAAAAATTTCCAGTTGGAAAATTATATTAAGGCATATCGCAAACGATATAATAGTATGGATTCTTTCCTCACGATTGTTAGTTCAAAGGCTAAGACAAAGCCAAATGGTCTGTTTAAGGATATACTTGGGACTGGGCATGGTTTTAAAAAACTTGAAGAAAGATGGATTGAATATATTGACAAAACAATAAATTATATACCAAAATGTGGTGAAATAGTATATTGTTGCTACATTGATGATGAATGCACCAAAGTAGAATGGTTAACAGAGTTTTTAGAGGGTACAAAGGAATGTTTCACTGATATGGGTGGAAATATAAATAATAAACAGACATTTGTATCAAAAATATAAATCATTAAAAAAAAATCAATTTTTATGTTTGAAAAAATTGTAGATTTTCACAATGCGAAGTTTAGTAACCTTTGGAAAGGTTTTTCATGTGAGTGTTTTATCGAAGAAGATAAAAGGTTTATAACATTTCGTAAGGATGAATTGGAGATTCTTGTTGAAGGTGAGGAAGCAAATGACTTGTTAGATTTTGTTCTTTCTTATTATTATGAAAATGAGAATACAAAAATTGAGGATGGATTCAGTTCATGGCTTATCGAACACTATGGTGAAAGTGAAGATATTAAAGACATTTTATCTGTTAATGATATTCCGCTTCCGGTACTTTACAGAACATTGCTTAATGATTGGAAACGTCAGGATAAAATCATTAAGAAGTTGAAAAACGAAATCAAGAAATGCAAACAGAAAATTGAAACATATTCTTTAAAGAATTATGAGTTGCGCAAACAATTGGAACGTTATGAGAATAGTGATAGTAATGGTGAGACAATGCACGACATTATAGTCGGATTGAATGAAGCAGTGAGAAAACGCAACAAAAAGATTGGGGAACTGGAACAGAAACTTTCACAATTAATGTAAAACATATGAAAAAGGTATTTTTATTAACAATTATGTGCTTGGCAATGACATGTTCATTTGCACAGAGCGGAAAGAAGTTTGCAGTATGCAAAGTAATTGAAAAGAAAGGAAAGGTTGAAGTGCTTTTCAGTAAGGACGTAACCTATCTTGGAACAGACTATGAGAAAAATGTTCTTTATTTTGAAAACAAAAGACTTGAATTTAGTAGTGGACTGGATGCAGTGTCTTATTTGTCAGCATCATGGAGTTGGATATTGTGCGGAAATCCCACACAATTGAAAAAAGGTGCTATCATGTGGACGCTTAAACACGAAATTGATAGTAATATTGCTAACTTTGCACGTAACATGAAAGTACTGGAAGAAGCACAAAAACGTTATTATAATCAGCGTGATGATATATACTTTGATTATGGTGGCAGCGAAAGCCATTAGAGCCACTTTTTAAGGCTTCTAACGGCTTTAAAGTTTCAAAACATATAAGTTATAGCCTTGGTGTAAAATAAGCGTTTATATGGCGATTTTGTTAGTCATAATAATGTTTTGCCAATAACATTTATTAACAACAAAAATTTGGTTTTTTAGAAAATAAAACTTATCTTTGCATAGTAAAATTAAAATGATAAAGAATATGAGAAAAATTTTTATGATTATTTGTCTTACATTATCTTTGTGTTCTTGTGAACAGCAGATAACACGTCAATATGGTGGGACAACAACGATTAACTTGGAAAAAGGTGAGAAATTGATTGAAGTTACTTGGAAAGGTGGCGGTGACTTGTGGTATCTTGTTGAACCAATGGATAGTGACTATACACCAAAGGTAAAGACTTTCAAGGAGAGTTCACAATTTGGCATGTTGGAGGGTAAGGTTGTTTTCATTGAGAATAAATAATATAGTGGAATATGAGAAAGTAAAATATGAAATATATTGCACAATATATAAAGAAATTGTGTCCGGACGTGGTGATAACGGAATCAAAAACGACTGAAAGTACTTATTACCAAATGAACAATAATTTCTTTGTGCGTCTATCGGAACATATTGGGTGGCACGAAAAGGGTAAAATATCAGTTATCAAAATTTTTAACGATGAAGATTTCATCGTTTTAATTGAAACGTCACCTTTTCCATTGAAAAAAACAAGAAAAGAAGTTAAAGAACTTATAAAGAATCTTTATGAGGTATCACAAGTTACGACTTTATCTAAGGAGTATTATGCAGCAAAGGCAAAAGCAGAACTTGAGTCTCTTACAGATTGGGAAAGGTTTTGGTCGAGGGTTTGTCAGATAACGTCTAACGCACGTTTTTTGACAAATGACCAGAAAACGGTCATTAAGAAATATTTTAACAAGGGTATCAGAGGTGAAAATATGGTTAATATTGTTAAAAAGTTTAAGCCAACAACACCCCTGGAGAATATTAACAAAACTTTTGAAAAATTAACAGAATAAAATTATGATAGACAACAAAGTGAATATTCTTGGTAAAGGTAATATTTTGATTGAGCAGTCATTGGAATATATTAAAGATAAGAATTATATCAGTTTTTTTGAACTTTTCTTTAATGTACTACCTATATACGTAGAAGAATATAACACAGGTAAATTTATTTATGAACTGACAACATGGACTACATGTGGCTTGGAATTTACTATTAAGGTGCATGAAGAACATTTGAAAAGTGATTTCCAAAAGTACGTTGAGGATTTCAATGTTGACAATATACTTAATGAACGTATCTTATGGGATAAACCTTATAGGGAAGATTTGGAAGACTTTCATAAATGGCTTGTAATGGTTTCAAATCTTATGGATGGGATTGCTCCACAGAACGAAGAAGTAAATCGCACAGAGAACAATTATAACCCAATCACAGTAAAGGTTTTGACATTCAGTAAGAGAACATATGATAAGAAGACAATTGAAAGTAAAACCGACAAGGAAAAATGCTTAATTGCTCTCAACGATAAGGAGAATTGCAGAATAATGGATGCAAATGAATATACAAGGAAATTAAATGAGTTCAGACCGATGGAAACTTGTGTTTATACGTATATTGTAGCATTTTTAACCAGTCCCAATGGTTTATGTACTCAAATGAGTAATAATATCTGATACATACAAATAATTTAAAAAGTTTAAATATGGAAAATAAAACTAAATTGAATGCAGCAATCACACGTTACAATGTGACAATTGATTATGTTCATTCATACATTGAAAATAACATTGTTAAGGTTATATTTCTGGACGAGGAATATTCAGACATTTCAATTGATAAGGATGTACATGAAATACATAAGTTTAAATCAAAGTACCGTGCAAATACATATGTTATTGTTCCATTGAAAATTGTAAAAAGCGAGGATGATAAATATGTACAGAAGATTGACTTTGATTATGATAACGAAACTCCACGTGGTTTTGCTGTTGTTTCCAAACACGATTTGAGGGACTTGTCAAAGGAAATGAAGAAGGCAAAGAAAGAGGAACGTGTAGCATATGGAAAACAACTTTGTGTTGACTATATAAACAAACTCAACTATGTGCTTGTCAATCGTGTATTTCACGTAACAATTAAGGACAATGAAGGAAACCTTCTTTATGAGGACAATATTCCAGGTGAGTTTAAAGACGTAAACATGTTTGTTCTTAATAAGATGAATAATATGTAATGACAAATATACTTACATAAATTAAAAACATTATGTACTCATTTGAGTACATAAATTAAAAAGTGAAAAAATTATGGTGAAAAAGTTTTACCCAATTGCTCATGATACAGATGAATTAGAAAGTATCAGAAACCTTGTGCGTGATAGTGTTCCTACATTAGAGGAATTGAATATACAGACTGAAGCATTCAAGGAGGTAAAAAAACATCTTGATAAATGTATTGAGGAAAGTTCTCAAAAACAAAACGAAGTTATCAAGTATGTCTCACAATTCTTCGGGAAATATATACATATTAAATTCCTGTACAATCGTAATTTTAGTGAAGACAGAGATACAAATCCAATATGGTGTTGTGAGTTTGAATATAATGCATTGTTATATAAATACAGTGAAGTAAATGGTTACTTGTTCGGGGTGTTTGTAAATTTAAATGACACTTATCAAGGAGGTTGTGAGGATAAAGGTATATCTTTTGCCAATAAGATTAATGATTATCTAATTGAAATAGAGGAAATAACCAAGGATGAATTTATTCAATCAGCACAAGACAGTGTTATTAAGTGTGTTAATGCGAGAATTGAAAAGAATAACAAAAGAATTTTAACGGAAAATGGCTGTCAACCACCCACAAGCTGAAGACTTGTGGGCTTGTCATGAACAATCAAGTCTTTGACGTTGAGGCTGCTGACTGAGCCTTGCCGACCAGGGCTTGCATTTTGCCATCAATTGGCAAAATGGTCGAGGTCGGGTGGTTTGCACGTTGTGCAATGTTGACCGCTGCGTTCCAATCTGCGTCAAATACGATACCGTCATTGCAGTAGTACCTGCAACCGTGACGTTCACCGTCACGTTTACCAGTTCTGCAATCCGTCTGACTTGTCCATGTTGGGGAAACCGATACCACCTGTCTTCCGACAAGCGTTGCCTTATGGGTCAACATCTCCCGAAACTCTGCAAGGGGTACCTGCGACAAGGCATTGTTATGCCTTATCCGCTTAAACCCCTCCTTGGTACGGGAGGTCTTATATTTAATCTTCTTTAAGTCCTCAAGGACGTAGATGCTTGCGTTGCAAGCCAACAAAGCGTTTGTCGCTCTGTTGAGCATGTCCTTGGATATATTCCTTTCCTTTCTCTTCACCTTCGCAAGATGCTTCTTTGCTGAACGTGTACCCTTGCTCTGCAAGCAGCGTTTGAGGTAACGTAGTTTCCTACGTTTTTTCAGATACTCCTTGTCGGTGTAGTACTGACCGTCAGATGTGACGAACAGACGTTTCATTCCGAGGTCAACACCGAGTGCCTTGTCACCTTTCAGTGGTGGTGTTGCCACCTCAAAGGGAACGGAGAGGAACAAACGGTTATCCCTTGCGAACACCGTTGGGTCACTGAACGTACATGTATCAAATAGTTCACGTACTTTGTCATAGAGCACGAACGTGCATTTCTCACGTTTATGGCTGTTGCCGTTTGAGAGACAGATGCCATCAACGGAAAGATTCGAATACATGCGTTTGTCCAATTGCAGCGACAATGACTTTTTCTGCGGCACGTCAGCGTCCTTTTGCTTGTTCGAGCGTATTGAGCGTAGTGCTGCAAGCACTGACTTCTGCACCCTTATGATACCTTGTGACGGTATGTTTGGGAACTCCGTTCTCAACATGTCATAACAGAGGTTATGTACCGGTACAAGACCCAACTTGATATCGGACGAGGTGACAAGCGTTGCGCAACGGTTGAATGTATCCCTTGTCTGAGACAAGAGATTCATCCAATGTTGACGTGTTTCGTCACTCATCCGTAGTTCTATGTTGTATGTCTTGTATTCCATAACGTTTTCATTAGGTGAAGTTACATATATAAATAGTATGTAATTTTGAAAAAATCGTTAATTTAACGATTTTTTTGCAAATATTTTTGGTTTTTCCGAGAAAAACCCCTATATTTGCAATGTGAAAATTGAAAATAATGTTTAACTGATAAAGGGCTTGTTGTAATTCCTCCACGAAACTGAAGATTTCGTGGTTTCCTTGCAACTTTAATATGAAACCGAATGAAGAGAAAACAAACAGTACATTTGGGCAACTTAAAAAGGTTTTTCATAAGGAGAAACCTGAG